CTGATGATGATATGATTTTTGATATCGGTCCGCGCGCAGCAGCAGAAATAGCACAAATTTTGGCGGGAGCAGGTACCATCCTGTGGAACGGCCCTGTTGGTGCATTTGAATTTAAACCATATGATAAGGCAACAAACGCAATTGCTAATGTTATAAAAGTAAATGCGAAGACACTAAATATCAATACTCTTGCAGGGGGAGGAGATACTCTTTCAGCTATAAAAAATACACATGCTGAAGATGGATTCAATTATATTTCAAATGCAGGAGGGGCTTTTTTAGAGTGGTTAGAAGGCAATGAGTCGCCAGGAGTAAAAAGCTTAAAAGAAAATAATCTTTCTTAATCTTCAATTTGATATTTTTTAATTAAAGGAAATTGCGTGATAGTAAAAATAAAAGTTATTGGCAGTATTCCAAAAACTTTAAAATTCACCCAAATGTCAGTTGATTGAGTCCTCCATACAACTTCATTTAAAATTGCTAGAGCGATAAAAAAGCCAATCCAACGCTGTGTTAGTATTTTCCATCCTTCTTCTTTAAGTTTAAGTGCTGCTCCAAGTAGATATTTTAAAAGAGGTTTATTTATTAATATGCCTCCATAAAGAATAACTGCGAAGAGGAGGTTAATAATTGTTGGTTTCATTTTAAATATAGGAGATACAAAATGAGTAGAGAACATTTCCACGAAAGCCAAATCGAAGATAAGGTAGAGAAGTATATGCAAGAGGGTATGTCAGATGAAGACGCTATCCAAAAAGCAGAAAGCGAATATCATGGTCAAGTTAATCTAGTTGAGGAACAAGCACTCAAGATAAACAAAAGGCAAGTAGCTTTTCAAAAAGCACTTAGGCAAGGTTGTTATCCAAGTGAGATAGTCTTAGCTATGGTAGTTGAGCATCTTCAGGCTAGCTACAATTCAGATAGTGAACACGTGATAGTTAAAGAGTTCTGTCGTGAGTTACTAACAAAGATCAATGACGATACTTTGGAGGTGAACAATGCCTAGTGATCTTTTTCAATGTTGGAGTTGTAAGTCTGTCTTACATGATAGTGATCTAATGGTAACTGAAGATGGAAAAGATTGTCCTTTATGTTGCACAGATAATCTAGTTAATGTAGATAACCTACCTGAAGATAGAGAGGACAGATAATGAACAAGATTGCTCGTATCCACGTTAACCAACACGTGATCAAAGCCAATGCAAAGAATGGAGAAAACAATCCTATCTTTACAATCAAACAAGGTGGCAAGAATACCTATGCCCACAATGTTAAGGTCAAAGGTGAGATGGAGTTAGTCTACTCGCCTGATAAACCTTTGTCTTGTGGTGCTAAGGTTTGGATCGAGACAAGAGGTAACATAGAAGTAGATGGTGAAATATTGTCAGCCTATGCTTCAGATAATTCTGTGCTTACTAAAGTTAATCCTACCACTAGCCTAGCTATAAATTTAGAGAAATCTTTGAAAGAATTTTTATCTAAAAAAAGAAGAAAAATCCAAAATAAAAATAAATTATCTGCTTGTTTATCTAGATAAGATAGTTTAATAATAAACCTATCTACTAATTCAGGTAGGTTAACCAAAAGGCTTTTAGCCTAGAAAGAAGAAATATTATGGATAGCATAATAACAATCGATCAAGAAACTAATCTAAAATCAAACTCAATTCATAACCACGACAATCCATTTGATGTTTCATTATTTGAAGATAATGCAAAGATTAAAAGAATACCTTTATTTGCATATGATGAAGATGAATATGGAGTTGGTAACCAAACCAAACTAGATAAGTATTCAGGTTTATATAATGAAAGCTTAAATGAAGTTTTACAATGTAGACCAATAGCAGATACTTATAAGTTAGTACCTCACCAAGATTTATTTTCTGAGCAAGCTAAAATATTAGCCAAGACTGATTTACCTAAACAAAATATTAGAGTTGAAGATAAGTTAGTTAATGGTGGCTTACAAGCACAAAGAACTATTTACTATGATGATCTATCTATTCCCGTTTCTAATTCTAAAGATATAGTTAAGGCAAGAATAGATGTATTTAATTCTGTGGATACGTCTTGGGCATTTCAAGTTTTTTCAGGAGCATATAGAAACCTATGTAGAAATACTTTGGTATTTGGTGGTGAAAAATCCTACCATCAAAAAAAGAAACATACGTTAAATCTGTCGCCATCTGCAATGGTTCAAAAAGCAGGTTTGGGTTTATCTATGTGGCATCACCAAAAAGATTTAATGCTTAATTGGCGTGGTATCCAAATTACTGATCAGCAGTTTGCAGATATGTTAAAAGAAACTATTTGTACCAAGAAAACTAAATCAGCAGAAGTTGGTATCAATCCCGTTAATGAAACTAAAATGAATTATCTTTTAGGTTTATTTGATGAAGAAAAGAAAGAGTTAGGTTCTACTCTTTGGGGTGCTTATAACGCCTTAACTCATTGGTCAACACATACAGATTATAAGGTTGAAAGATACAATGAAGAAACAAAGAAACTTGAAACTATTTCAGGTGGCAGAACAAACGCCAACAAACCAAACGTAGAAAGGCAAAGAGCAGATGTTGTAAGAGAATTACTTTCTTCTGATGCTTGGCAATCTTTGGAAATGGCTTCTGCTTAATGACTGAAATAATTGCGACAGTTTATAAAATTTGTATGATCATCATTATTTTGGTGATCATATCAGCCATATTCACAATTTAATTAGGAGAAAAATATGAAACGTTACCATTTAAAAAAGATGTCTGATTTACTAGAAACTTTAGAGATTGTTTCTAACAATGCTAAAAATAAAGGTCATAGATCAGGCTTTAGATGTCATCAATTAGCAAAAGAAATTGCAGATCAATTTGCAGTTTTTGTACCTACATTGACAACAATAATAACCAATAAAGAAAACAAAAATAATCCTAGTAAAATTTCAGGTAACTTTGCAATGTCAAAAGGTGAATATGAAATTTACAAGGCTATAAAGTCAGGTGTCAGGGTTAAAGTCAAAGATATATATGATTTTAAACTTACAAAAAAGTCATTCAATACCATTAAACAATATGTATTTATATTGAAGAAAAAAGGCTTTGTACAATCTATTAAAGTTATTGGAAAACATTATAAATATTATAAAGTTAATGAATTAAGTTATACAACAATGGATCAAAATTTGATCAATAAATTATCTAGTTGACATAAAAAAATAAATAAGATTATAATCAACCATCTTCAGGACTTCTTGGAGGTGGTTTTTTTAAACCTTAATTTAAATAGTTAAAAGGAATTTCAAAAATGAAAACAGAAACTTATTTAATAAAGCACGAATACGATCAAGATAAAAAAGAAATGATATCCAAACCTTGCAAAATTGAAATGCGTTGGAAGATATATGACAGTTTTGCATGTTTGGAGATTGTAGGCTTTGAGAATAAAGCAGAAACAATTAAACATCTTTTGTATTGCCACAGAGACCAAACTATATCTATTTTAAATAGTCTTAATGAACAAATTGACAATGCAGATGATTTAGAACCTTGCAAAAAAGATAGGTTTTACTTTAATGAAAGCGTCGGTGTTAATTGGGGTTTACATGGTCAGTTAGATTTAGAAGATGCAATCGCTTCTAAAAAGGTAGGTTCATAATGGGATATTTTTTTAAATGCAATGATTGCAACTATGTTGAAACATTTAATGATCAATTCAACATACCTGAAAAGGCTTTACAAGGTAAGCTTAACGACTATGAAAGCGTTCTTTGTTCAGGTTGTGTAACCAAAAAGACAAGACTTAAAGGAAACTATATAATAATTGAAAGGAATAAATAAGATGATTACATTTAATTTAACTCTTGAAGATATGCCAAGCAGAGATAAAAAGCTTTCTAACATTGCAAAGGTTGAGAACTTCAAAAGCAGTAAATCAGGTCAGCCAATAGCTAACCAATTTATTATTACTTTGCAGAATGGAATAGAAGTATTTCAAAGTTATAATTCTATTATTGCAGTTAAAGCTAATAATGAAACATACCTTGATCAAAATCGTTGGAACTATTCAAGAACCACTTCTAGATATAGAAATCAATTCTTGAACGAAACCACAGTTGAGACAGTTAAGAAAATTGGCTTTGGTAACTATACAATGGTTGATTTAAACAAGTAATAAACCAACAAACTTCCTCCCCAAAGGCGTCTTATATTAGTTTATAAGGCGTCTTTTCTTTTAGTAGCCTAATATATAACTAAAGCGTTGTTTCTGTTGTGTAATCGTGTTTGGTGGTGTTTGGGTATTTGCTCGCAATCTGCATCGCAATGAATACCTTTTAGGCTTTAGTTGTACAATCTAAAAAATGTCAATGGCAGTTTATACACGTATACACGCAAGGCATTGACTATTTCACACGCAGTAAACAGTTATAGACCACAAAGAAAAATAATTGTCCTTTGGTATCTGTTACAGATATTTTTCGCTGACGGGTGGGATAGAGCCACTGGGGGGTACCCGGTACTTGTTAGCAAAGTCGCCATATTTTTATGTAAATGAGTTACTTGTACAAGTTATTTGCACCCTTTAGGGTATCCCTGTAGGATACGCTGTGTGTATAGGTGTATCTCCCGGAGGTGTTACTCCGATTATATCCATTCTGACAGAAAAGTCAAGACATTTATGCCAAAATTATTTTTTATTTGACATATATGTATTCTGTACGTATAATCTTTGTATCAAGACCAGTTTCGAGCAGCAGCAATCAACAAAACTCTCGTGCTTTGGCTCAAGCTGAAAGGTTCTTGATTTACTTTAATAGGAAATACACCGTGTTTGAAGCATTTGTACTCGTTTGCCACATAGGAATGGCATATATCCCTGACAATTGTAATGAATTGAAGGATACACGAGGTCCTTATGCTACAGAATTGCTGTGTAAACAGCGTATAGTAGAGATAACGGTAGAATTACCTTTATATATGCCTAAATACCAGCCGAAAGCGTATAGATGCGATGAACTTACTACCACAAACAAACAATACACGTGAAATATCACCCCAACAAGAAGAATTTCTAACCAATCTGTTCGAGAACGGTGGCAATGTCACTGACGCAGCGTTAGCAGCGGGTTACTCAAAGGGCAGCGTAACGTGGTTAAAGACCAGTTTAGCCGATGAGATAATCAATCGCACAAAGAACGTACTGTCTATGCACGCTTTTAAGGCTGCTACACGGCTGGTAAGCACAATAGACAACCCAGTACCCGAAAGAGGAGACGACCTACGCTTCAGGGCTGCAGAATCGCTTTTAAACAGGGTTGGTCTGGGAAAACAAGAAACAACCAACGTAAATGTACAGGCAGTGCATGGAATAGTTCTGTTGCCGCCAAAGAAAGACGTTGTAATTGACGGATAAACCCCAGAGAGGTCGCCCTAAGAAAGACCCCGAAGCACCTAAGCAAAGATATTTCCTGTCTGCTGCAGAAAAAGCAAGAAGACAGACACAGAAGAGATTACGTGACGCAAAGAAGCGTGCAGAAAAAACAACCAAAGTAGCAGAAAGTAAAAGAAGATATGCCAGAAAGCTTGAAGAGAAAGTTGGTAAGGTTGAGAAGGCTCTTAAGGGAGATGCAACTACCGTTATCGATACAGGGGAGTTGGCAAGCCTTCCTCCACCTGTCCAAGAACTTGTTGGAAATAGGGAAATCGTGTTTCAGCCGAATGAAGGACCTCAAGAAGAGTTTCTGTCGTCTAGTGAAAGAGATGTTCTCTATGGAGGTGCTGCTGGTGGGGGCAAATCTTTCGCCTTGTTGGCAGACCCCCTTCGTTATTGCACTAATCCTAATCATAGGGGTCTTCTTCTCAGGCGTACTCTTGACGAACTTACTGAGTTAATAGACAAGTCACGACAACTGTACCCCAAAGCGTTTCCCGGTGCAAAGTTCAGGGAGTCAAAGTCAACGTGGCACTTCCCATCTGGAGCAACCATTTGGTTTACCTATCTAGACAAAGACAAAGATGTAACCCGATTTCAAGGACAAGCTTTCAACTGGATAGGGATAGACGAGATAACCCAATACCCAACACCTTACGTGTGGGATTACCTGAGATCAAGATTGAGAAGCACCGACCCCGAGTTGCAACAAAGTTTGTATATGAGGTGTACTGCCAATCCGGGTGGAATCGGTGGGTGGTGGATTAAGAAGATGTACATCGACATAGGGGAACATAACAAACCATTCCCTGCAGCAGATGTCGAAACAGGCAGACCTTTCTTCTGGCCGCAAGGACACGAAAAGGAAGGTCAACCTTTGTTCTATCGTAGGTTCATTCCTGCGAGACTTACGGACAACCCGTTCCTTATGGCAGATGGACAATATGAAGCTATGCTTCGTTCACTACCTGAAATAGAACGGAAGAGATTACTCGAAGGGGATTGGGATGTAGCCGATGGCTGTGCCTTCCCAGAATTTAGCAGAGCAAAACATGTGGTCGAGAGTTTTGAGTTACCTACCAACTGGCCCCGAATACGTGCCGCTGACTACGGGTATGCAAGTCCTTCTTGTGTCTTGTGGGGTGCTATTGACTGGGATAACAATATATGGATTTATCGTGAACTGTACGTAAAACAGTTGACAGCAGAACAATTAGCTGATAGAATACTAGAAGCAGAGCAGTTAGACCCTCTACCTCACTATACAGTATTAGACTCCTCCTGTTGGAATAAGACAGGGTTTGGTCCTTCCATAGCAGAAACAATGATGAGATGTGGCGTTCGTTGGACACCGTCTGATCGTAACAGAATACAAGGTAAGATGGAAATACATCGTAGGCTTGCAGATGACCCAAGAACAGAAGAACCGAGATTACGAGTGTTTTCTAATTGTAGCAACACTGTCAAGCAATTGGCAGCAATTCCTCTTTCCAAAACTAACAGCGAAGACGTAGACACTAAAGCAGAAGATCACGCATACGATGCTCTAAGATATATGTTGATGACAAGGATGACAGGGTATGCAGCGATTCATCAAACGCTTAATGGCATCAAGGCTCAGGTCTATCAGGTGCAAAATGAAACATTCGGATATTAAATAGATGGCTCTATCAAAAGAAGAAAGACGCAAAAATAGAAAAAAAC